GAGATCAAAGCAAAAAAGGCGCAACTTCTTAGCGTGGCTAAAGTAGATAAAGAAGAACTTGCCAGTAACCCGAAGTTTGCCGAACTACTTAAGTCTGTGGGTGTAGAACCGCCCATGAAGATTAGCCCAACAACAGGTAAAGAAACCTATGCGCTTGCCAAGAATGACGAAGAGTTCAAGGCTTTAGCTGAACATCCTGATGTCAGAGTGCAAGCATTAGTAGCGGCTCGTCTTGGTACGAAGTCTACGCTAGAAGAAACTAGGACAGAACGATTCATTGGTATTTCTAAACGAGGGTTGATGCCAGTTCCCCTGAAATATTATGCGGCTCATACAGGACGGTGGGGTGGTAGCGATAGCGTGAACCTTCAAAACCTTCCCTCACGTGGTGACAATGCGGGTAAGTTAAAGAAAGCCATTGAAGCCCCTGAAGGTTACGTCATTATTGACGCAGACTCGGCACAGATTGAAGCACGGGTGCTTGCTTGGCTTGCAGAACAGAACGATTTAGTGGAGGCTTTTAAGAATGGAGAAGACGTATACAAGATCATGGCTTCGGCTATATATGGTAAGGGAACTAGCGAAATTACAAAGGAAGAAAGGTTTGTCGGCAAGACGACGATTTTGGGTGCTGGGTACGGGATGGGCGCTCCGAAATTCAAAGCGCAACTTAAAACATTTGGCACTGAGGTTACGGATGAAGAAGCGAGGCACATCATCCAAGTCTATCGACAGACTTACCCAAACATTGTTAGGCTATGGCGAGACGCACAGTCGGCCCTGGAAGCTTTAACTAAGGACAGTACAACAAGTTTAGGACGTGGTGATGTACTTGCGCTGGTCCCAGAGGAGCGGTCAATACGACTACCAAGCGGTTTGCTATTACGTTATGATGGGTTAATAACCGTGCGGGATGAGAAGGGTATACAGTACCAATACAAAACTCGGTACGGTTGGAATAAAATTTATGGTGGTAAGGTAATCGAGAACGTCTGCCAAGCTATTGCTCGTTGCATTATTGGTGAGCAGATGATCCGTATAGCCAAGCGTTACAGTGTAGTACTAACTGTACATGATGCGGTTGCCTGTATTGCCAAAGAGGAAGAGGCTAAAGAAGCCCAAGCCTATGTAGAGGAGTGCATGCGTTGGATACCCGCATGGGCTGAGGGTTTGCCTGTTAATTGTGAATCAGGTTTTGGAAAGAACTATGGAGAATGCTAAGGTGGAGTACTCAGATTTTTATTTACATGCTATGCAAGAAATTACTAAGGCTCACGATGCGTTAGTAGCAAACAAATTTCAAGATGCCTATGACCATTGTTTGAATGCTCAAGTAGAAATTAAGTTGATGAGTGGCGCAGTTAGAACGTGGATACCGATTAATGAATAAGTTAATCTCATGGTCGTACTCAAGTATCAAACTGTACGATCAATGCCCTAAAAAATATTACCATTTACGGGTGGTTAAAGACGTTAAAGAACCCCCTACGGATGCCATTATTTACGGGAAAGAGTTTCATTCGGCGGCTGAACATTACGTACGTGATAACGTACCACTACCACCACAGTTTAGTTTTGTAAAAAGTGCCCTAGACAACCTAAAACAACTAGATGGTGACAAGTATTGTGAGTATGAATTTGGGTTAGACGAGAACCTTGAACCATGTGGTTTTAAAGATCCTAACGTATGGTGGCGGGGTATTGCCGACTTACTTGTTGTCAATGGTGAAGAGGCACGAGTGCTTGATTACAAGACTGGGAAGTCTGCCAAGTATGCCGATACCGATCAGCTAGAACTAATGGCTCTCGCCATATTTAAGCACTTTCCCCAAGTCAAAAAAGTCAAGGCGGGATTACTTTTTGTCATATCTAAAAACTTCATAAAGGACTCGTATTCTTTTGAAAATCAGGATAAGATGTGGCATAAGTGGATTAGTGAGTACAACAGGATGAAGTTTTCGTACGATAATGACGTATGGAACCCTCGTCCTAGTGGGCTTTGTAAGAAGCACTGTTTAGTTCTTGAGTGTCCACATAATGGGAGGAACTAGTAATGCCATACGTTAATAAACCAAGACCATACAAAAAAGAATACGAGCAACAAAAAGCTCGTGGTGAACACCCTAATCGCATGGAGCGTCAACGTGCTAGACGAACCGTGGATAAGAAGATGCCTGACGGTAACGGCAACGGTAAAGCTGATGCTCGTGAAGGTAAAGACATAGCCCATAAGAAAGCTATGGACAAAGGCGGTACAAACAAAGACGGTTATTACATAACAACACCATCAAAAAATAGATCCTTCAAAAGGGACAAAAAAAGTAATCTAGTGTCGGAAACTAGCAAGCGTGAGAGAAAAAAGAAATAAATGGAAATAATAGATAACAAGGTTCTTCTATTAAATTTACGTAATCCCAACAAAGTAACTACGCTTATTCCAAAGAGTAAGATTGTTGGGGAAAATCAAGTTGCCGTTAAGTGGGGCTTGGATGAAGTCCGTGTATTAAAGAACCTACAGGTAAAAAATGTACCTAGTCCCATTATGGGACATTACAGTTGGTCGGGATTACACAAACCATTTGAGCATCAAAAGATTACCTCCGCCTTTCTAACCCTGCACCCAAGGGCTTTCTGCCTTAATGAGCAAGGCACAGGCAAGACAGGCTCTGTCATATGGGCGGCGGATTACTTGATGAAGATGAAGAAGATAAAACGTGTGCTTGTCATATGCCCGTTATCTATTATGGATTCGGCTTGGCGGGCAGACCTATTTAAGTTTGCCATGCACCGTACAGTCGACATTGCCTACGGCTCAAAAGAAAAACGTCAACGCATTATTAATTCAGATACTGAGTTTGTAATCATTAATTACGATGGTGTCGAGATTGTTCAGGAAGCTATTGCCAATGGTGGATTTGACCTGATTGTGGTTGATGAAGCCAATGCCTACAAGAACGCACAGACAGCTCGCTGGAAGACCCTTAATCGACTGCTTAAGACTGATACATGGTTATGGATGCTAACGGGAACCCCTGCGGCTCAATCACCAGTAGACGCTTACGGCTTGGCTAAGTTGGTTAACCCACAAAATGTACCCCGTTTCTTTGGTAGCTTCAAAGACATGGTGATGTACAAAATATCCAAGTTTAAATGGGTCAATAAACCCAACGCAGACAAAGTAGTATTTGAAGCCTTACAACCAGCCATCCGATTTACCAAGGATGAGTGCCTAGATCTGCCTGAGTTAATCTATACAACCCGTGAAGTCGAACTCACTGCGCAACAGAAAAAATATTACGATACCCTACGAAAACGCTTGGTTATGCAAGCGGTAGGCGAACAAGTTACTGCGGTAAATGCTGCAGTTGGATTAAGCAAACTCCTACAAATATCTTGCGGTGCGGTATATTCCGATTCAGGCGAGACCTTGGAGTTTGATATTCAAAATCGTTATAAGGTGTTAAGAGAAGTAATTGATGAGACACAGCAAAAGATCTTAATATTTGTACCATTTAAGAATACGATTAAGATTCTTTCCGATAAGTTACAAAACGACGGGTTTACAACCGATATTATTAATGGTGATGTAACTGCGTCTAATCGTGCAGATATATTTAAACGCTTCCAAGAAAGTCCAAACCCACGTATCTTAATTATTCAACCACAAGCTGCGGCACATGGTGTAACACTTACTGCCGCCGATACAATCGTTTGGTGGGGACCAACACCTAGTTTAGAAATATATGCACAAGCAAATGCACGTGCGCATCGAGCAGGACAGAAACACCCAGTAACAGTTGTACGATTGCAAGGATCGAATGCGGAGAAACACCTATATAAAATGCTTGACAACCGCATTACAGATCATTCAAAATTAGTAGAGCTTTACAATAATTTGCTTGATAAAGATAAAGTTTAGTAGTACAGTAGTAATACCGATAACGAGAATAAAACCAAGCCGTTATCATTTTAAAACAGGAGAATGTATGTCAGAAAACACGACAGGGGTAGAGCCCCCCTTAGAAAAGCTCACTCGCATCTACATCAAGATGCGTGATAAAAAATATGAAATTGCCCACGAGATGGAAGAGCAGATCAGCAAGATTGACGCTGATATGAGAACCGTCAAGGTGGCTATTTTGCAACACATGAAAGACTCTGGAGTAGAGAGTCTAAGAACTAATTCAGGAACTGTTTATCGTACCGTTAAGACTACGTATTCAACTTCTGATTGGGAATCCATGCACAAGTTTATTCTTGAACATGGTGTGCCTGAACTATTGGAGAAGCGACTTCAACAGACCAATATGCGGGCTTTTTTAGAGGAGAACCCTGAACTGCTTCCACCGGGGCTAAATTCAAACGCTGAATATTCAGTAACCATAAGGAGGAACTAAATGGCGGATGAACCGTTTGTGCCGATAGAGCAAGTAGCTAAACACTTTTCGGTTTCGGTATCAACCGTCCGTGCATGGATTCGACAGGACTTAATCCCTTCCCTAAAGCTTGGTGGTGTTTATCGTTTCAAGATTAGTGAAGTCGAGTTAGCCCTACGAAGACTAAACGGCGGAGAACTTGTAAAAGAGGAAGCTGATGGGAGCCTCACAGTAACAAATAAAGACCCTAAGCAAGCAGTACTTAATTTTAACCCTGACGATGATATTTAAGGAGAACGTCAAATGAGTGATTTAACACTATTTAAAGGTGGTTTACCTGCGTACTTAAAAAACGCACAGGACGATGCAACTAATGCCCTAGCAGGTACAGGCGAAGGTGGTTTAGGCGCACGTCGTATTAGTATTAAAGGTGGTGTGTTCCGTGAGTTTATTGG